AGCCGCCGCAGCCACCCAAGCAGCCGCGGGAAACCGATTACCGCGAGCGATCGCGACCTCCAGCGCGTGGAGCTTGTCGGTCAGCGACGAGTACTGCCGCTCGGACTCCTCCTTGAGGCTGTCGATGCGGTGGTGGAGATCACGCAGTTCCGCCTGCGTACTGCGCTCCTCAGTGTCCTCGTCCCGCATGGCCGGCTCCTACTTCTTGTTGGCCGCATCCTTGATGTTCGCGCGCAGCTTGGCAAACGCGCCGGTCTTCCAGGCGGCGAAACCAGCGACCAAGACCAAGAACAGCAGCAAACCCCAGATCGAGCCTTCGCCTTCCATCATCCGCTCCTGTCGCTGCACACCACGCGCGTGATCAGGCCGTCGGCGCTCACCACGCGGTCGATGTGGTACTCGGTAGCGCCGATGCGCAAGATTTCCCCGCGCTCGACGTCGTCGGCCCCGCCGACCTCGCTGGCCAATAGGTCGATGACGTGCTGACCCGTCCTCAGCGGCGCTTCAAAGACTGTCGGGTCGGCCGCCAGATCGTCACGGACGATCGCCGTCACCTCGGACTCGCCGCCCTCGTAGAGGTAGGTGGCGGCGGTGCCTTCCTGGCTAAACAGGACCTCGACGCGAGCCGCGATGCGATCTGCAAAGCTCACGCCGAGGACCCTCTATCACAGCCCAGCGGTCGGGCTGGCCATGCCGAACAGCTTGACCGTCCCGGTCGACGCCGTGGTAGTTGCCAGGGCCCAGCCGGTGCCGATGATCTTGCCGCTCGTCAGCACGCCGGTGAGCTTGTTCACGCCGCCCGTCACGATGTAGCCGACGCGACCGCCCTGCGCCCAGTTGGTGCTAGCCGCCGCCTTCTTGGTCAGCGTGAACACGCCCTCTGTGCCGCAGGCGATCGTGCCGGACCCCGCCGCCTTCGACTCGAGCGCGACAGCCGGCAGGCTGCCGATGATCAGCAGCGTACCGGCGGTGATCGCCGTCGTGGTCGTGTAGTTGATGGTGGTGCCGTCTTGTACAAAAAGCGTGGTCATCTCACACCTCCATCACTGGCCGTCGTTGAAGTACAGGGTACGGAAATCCAGCGGCTCCGCAGCGGCGTCGATGCGCACCTTGTAGGTGACGCCGTCCGCCGAAAAGCCCTGCTGCTCCTCCAGATAGGGAGCGGTCTCGCCGTTGAGCGTCGCCACAATCACCGTGTCCCAGACGTTCTGATCGGCCGCCAGGAACCAGCCTTTGCCGGCGTGGGTGGTCCAGGTCGTGTCATCGAGGCGCGCGTCAGCGACAACCTCCAGCCGACCCGCAAACGGATTCGGCTTCAGCGTTCCCGCCGTGCCCGCCGGATCGTAGGTCGCGGCGACCAGTGTCCTAGCTACATTCTCGATTGCGCGCGGCACGATCAGGTACTTCGGCGAGATATTGAGGAAAGCCGCGCCAGATGGATCGGTCTGGACTGCCATCGCCGTAAAGCCGGCATCCAGCGTCGTGACGCTGGGCGCTGCACCGGACGTGACGTAGTTCTTGTGCACTGAGGCCTCGAACAGCGCAGTGCTGTCCTGGTCCAGCGTCGCCGTCACGCCGTTCTTCAGGACGTCGTAGGCCAGATCGCCGACCATGCGAGACGCGGCCCTGGCCATAGCCCGCGGGATAACCGTGAACGACGAGGTATCATCATTTATCAGGGCCTGACGGCTGATAGTGAAGAGCCGGCCGTATGACTTGAGTTGCACCGCCTCGGAGATGTCCGAGAACGTGCCGTGCGTGTACTCGGACTGCTCAGGCACTTCCGCCAGGTCGCTGAAGTTGGACAACCCGACCACCTTGGCCTGCTTGAAGTCCGGAAGGCTGATGATGCGCGTCCAGATGTTCCAGGTCTCCGGCGCCTCCTCCCAGCCCTTCATCACCGCCTTCGTGGCGATGTTGGCGAGGATGTCGGTGAAGTCGGACGAGCCGTGACCGGCGCGGCCGAGCACCATACCGGCGAGCGCGCGCTTGTCGGTGGCGCGGACGCGGGTGCCAGACCCTTCGAGGACTTCCCGGCCCAGCTCGGCCAGGGTGAACCCGCCGTAACCGTAGTCGGCGAGCTTCTTGCGCTCGTCGGCGGTCGCCAGCTGGCTGCGTACCAGGATGGCGAGCTCAACGCCCTGCTTGATGCTGTCGTAACTGTCGCGCCGCATCTCGACGCGCGGCGTTTCCCGCGACCGCGGCGCCATGGCGACGTCGTCCATGCTGCGATGATCGGTTGCCGGCTCGCTGTCCTGCGCCATCAGGTCGAGGATCGCCGCGTTCGTGCGGTCGATGCTCCATCCCGCGGCGATCGCTTCGCCGCGCAGCGCCTCGAAGGCGCTGGTCTTTGGCACGCTGCGCCGCGCGAAGGCATCACCGATAGCGGCGATGCGCTGGCGCTCGATCTTCGCGCCCTCCTCCTGCCCGGCCTTCTTGCCCTTCTCGTGTACTCGGACCAGATCGACGACGGATCCGCCGCCGGTCTCAGTGACGGTATCGTTGCCGTCGAGTGCCATGGTGTCGTTCTCCATGCTGCGATTGATGCCGACGGTCGCGTCGGCTGGAACGGAGACCACGGAGGCCTCCAGCAATGTCCAGTCCGTCACCCGGACCAGATCTGATTTGGCGTCTTCGACCCACCGTTTGATCTGGTAGCCGATCGAAACGCCCTTGAGCCATCCCTCGCGCACCATGTCCCACGCGCTGCGCGCGGTCTCGGTGTGCGGGTGAAAATGCAGGGTGCCGCGCAGGCGACCGCCTTCCAGCCGGAGGTCCTTGACCAGGCCGATCGGCGCGGTGTGATCGTGATTGAGCAGCAGCGGCAGGCCGCTCTCGGCGCGGCCGGCGTCAATTGCCGCCTCGCTGTGGACTAGCACCTCCTTGCCAAACCACCGCGCGACAGGCTCCTCGCTGGATAGGCTTGCAGTAACGGTGCGCTCTTCGGTGGCCGCCTGTGGCTCAATCGCCATGAACCGCTCGAAGCGGTCTCTCTGAATACGCTTGGCGCGCTCGCTCATGCGCTTTCCTCCTGCGTGTCTTCTGGGTCATCCGCAGCGGCCTGCGCTGCCTCCGCCTCGAACGTGTCCGCGGCCAGCTGCTGATCGACTGCGCGAGGATCCCCTCCCAGGTCGCGGATCACTTGCGCGCGAGCCTTGAACCCGTTGCGGACGGCAAGCTCCGCGGCCTGGACCTCTTTCAGGGGATCAATCCACCCCAGCTGCGGCGGACGCAACTCGGGCCGGTAGAGACTCAACGGCTTGACCTGCATCGGGACGCGGACGAGGCCACCGAGCATGGCGGCGTCGACGAACCGCTGCCACACCGGCAGATAGAACTGCTCTGCCAGGTACGAGAACAGCATCCGGTAGTGGATGGCGCCCTCGATCAGTTCCTGGCGCTGGGCCGAGTAGGTGCCGTCGTAGGACTTGGCGATGGACGAGTACCGCGCATGCGTGCCAGCCGCAATCGCCTTGAGCATCGCCTTGCGAAACTCAGGTAGCGCGGTGTTGGGTCGCTCGCTCTTGATCGTGCCGACGTCCTCGCCCGGCAGCAGATCCGAGAAGATCATGCCCGGCGCCATCTGGTACGTGCGGTTGTTGTTGGCGTCGAGCGTCGAGCTGCGGAAATCGGCGCTGCGCTTGATGTAGCCGACCCAGTCGGCACTGACGCGCGCGGCGAGCTGCTCGCTGTTTTCGTAATCCTTGAGGTCGCGCAGCCGGGTCAGGGCGCCGTGGAACACGGACACGCCGCGCGTCTGGTGCAGGCGCCGCGTCAGCTTGATGTGGCTCATCTGCTCGGCGCGCAGGAACTTTACTTCCGGCCACTTGCCTGCTGCCCGCAGAATGCCGAAGGCGTCACCCGGGTGCGACTTGAACACGTAGTAGCCGATCACCGTGCCCCAGGTGTCCTTCACGACACCCTGGAGCGCGCCGTTCTGCTCGTAGTCGAACGGCACCAGGTCGGCCTCGATGGCCTCCAGCGCATAGCGCAATCCCGTCGGGTATGGCGCGAGGTCCTTGACGACGTGCTGGACGAACACCTCGCCATCGCGCAGCCAGCTGCGGCAGATGAGGCGCTCCAGCTCAGGCCCCGGCAGCTCCTGGGTGACGTCGGGCCTGCGCCAGAACTCGCTCCACAGATCGCGCAGCGCGTCGTTGATCTTGGTCAGCGGCTTGCCGGTCGCGCTGACCACCATCGGCTCGATGCCGACGCCGGTGCCGACGATGTTGGCCACCAGATCATCGAGGATGCCGATCGCGAGGTCGTGGTTCTCGTCGAGGTAGCGGGCTTCTTCGCGCAACCGGACAGTGCCGGCCTGCGTCGTGGCGTCGGCCGATGCGCCGGACCCGCGGCGCGGGCGCTGTGACGTGCTGAGGGATCCCTCGTACAGCCGGATACCGTCGAGCGGCGCCATTACTGGGACCACCCGGCGGTGCTGACGCCCATCGTGGCGCCGGCGGCGTCTGCCGTCAGCTGCTGGTAGACGCGCCACCAGTACGACACTTCGGCGCGAAGCTCATCGAGGCGCCTGTGCCCCAGCGCGCGGTCGCCGATGGACTCGGATTGTGCGCCGCGTGCGTTGCGCAGCGCGACCAGGGCGGCTTCGTATTCGGCATACGCGGTGGCGGCATCCATGCCGCCGCATATACCAGACTCAGTAGAAACCGCCAGCGGGACGCACGAACTGGCCGAATCCCTGTCGGGGTTTCGATGTTAGATTGTTAGAATTCTGCGGCTCGCGCAGTTCTGGCAGCGAGTGTACCTGCAACGTCAGCGCCGCTGCCAGCGCGTTGACCTCGGCATCCAGGTAGTGATTGGCGCGGTTGCGCACGATCCAGATGCGCCGACCGCTAGCCTTCACCAGCAGCTGCTCTGACACGATCTGTCGGCAGTAGTCCTCGTCGGTGCCCTCGTGCAGGTGCCAGCCGCCGGGCTCCCCGACCGGCCAGCGCACCCGGCCGTGAATCCAGGACTTGAGGTAGTCGGTGTCCAGGTGCCAGAGCTGCGTCGTGTGGCGCATGCGGCCAGATGGTGTCGTTTCGATCAGGCTGGCCTTGACCGGCGCGTCCTGCGATGCCTGGCCCTTGGTCGGGTAGGCGAGCCCCGGATGCCGCCGGCACCAGGCGTAGACCGCATGCTCCGGCCGCTGGTGCCGATCGTCCGGCCGGTAGCCGGAGTCGACGAACGCGCGCTCGATCACCCGGTCGCCAATCTTCTGGGTCAGCGCGCGGCTGAGCAGGATCCACACGTTGTCGAACTCGGTCTCGCCCGGGATGTAGCCGTGGTCGAGCAGCCAGCTCTCCGAGTGAAATCCCCAGCCGCGGACGACGTAGTAGATGCCGCGCTTCTGCACGTCGGCCCCCAGGGTGATCATCTGCGTGCCGAATGGGATCGTCAGGCGCTGGTACGGCTGACGCAGCGCTGCCACCTCGGACCAGTCTGGCGCTTCCCCTGCGGTACGGAACAGCTCGCCGGCGTAGGTGTTGACCGCGGCCTGGATGCGCTCGGTCTCCTTGCTGCGATACGCCTTCACCATGACGCTGGCGATCTGCCCGAACGACTGCCACGGCGAAGCCAGGCCGGAAACCCAGAACGACGCGGTACTGTTGTCCGGCGCCGCCGCGAGCCTGATCTCTTCACCGTGGTCGTTGAGCGCGTGGAACAGGTAGCGGCCGGTTGTGTTCATGCGCTCGCGGTCGGTGCTCGTGTGCTCGGCGCCGCACTGGTCGCACACCACGCGCGCGGCGCTTTCGGCCTCGGCCGGCGAGGCGCCATCCGGCCAGCGCAGCAGCTCGAGGCGCGGCACGAACGACTGACGGCAATGCTGGCAGGTCCAGGCCCACTTGCCGCGGGTGCCCTCTTCCCAGAGCTGCCAGATCGGCGAGGCACCCTCCAGCGTCGGCGTCGAGAACACGCCCACCTTGCCGGTCATGTAGTTCTTCGTGCGCGCCATCGCCAGCGTGACGGGATCGCCTTCGCCGCCGACGTCGGAGTCCATGCGGTCGCGCTCGTCGACCATCACGAGCCCGGCCGGGTGCGAGGCCAGCTCCGTGGCGGATCCGGCCCAGCCGAAGCCCAGCCGGGTGCCGGCAATCCAGATCTCGGCGACCTTCATGCGCTGGCCTTTCTCGACCTTCCGCCACAGTCCCGGCGTCGACTGCAGCATCTTGCGCACGCGGTCGGTGCTGACGCTGCGCGCCTGCTTTTCGGTCGGGCCGATGTACAGCGCCGGGACATAAGGGCCGTCGCTGAAGCGGTGTCCCAGGACGTTGAAGATCGCCTCTGTCTTGCCCATCTGCGCGCCGCAGACGGCAACCACCATGCGATAGCGCGGGTCCGAGAACGCCCGCACGATGGGCGTCATGTAGGGGATGCGGGCGCTACGCCACCTGCCCGGCTCCGGGCTTTCCGGCGGTAGGAATCTTTCTTGGTCGGCCCACTCGTCGGCGCTGCGGCTCGGGGGAGGCCGGATGATCGTCGCCGCCGCCCGCATCAGGTCCTGGGTACGCATCCCACTCAGTGGCGATGCTCTCGCGAATCGCGCGGCACTCACGGAATACGACCTCCTGCACGGTAGGCGCCGGAATCTGCGTGATGGCGGCCAGTTCGTGCGCCACCCGCGGCGCCAGGCCGTCGAGCTGGCTGGCCACGATCACGCCGGCGGCGTTGAGCATGTGCTGGACGTCTTCGAGCGCGAGCAGCTCGCCGCGGGACTTGGCGTTCTCCAGCTTCTGCGACTCGATCTGCTCCTGGATGAGCTGCTTCTTGACGTCCTGGATGTTGGCGGTCGCCGTCGCGTCGCGTCGCGTCAGCAGCCACTTGATGGCGCGCTCCAGGTCGTACAGGCCGCGGCCCTCCTTCGGCATCCCCTCGTGTGCCAGCCGCGACAGGTGCATTTCGCTGTAGCCGGTGATGCGGCTCAGCTCGGCCGTCGAGACGTGCTTGCACGGCGGCTGCTTCACAGTCGGCCCGGTGGGTCTCGGTAGCCGTACCAGTGCGGGCCGCGGCTGGCGTTGCACAGCGTCGAGGTCTCCGGGATCGCCACCGCGACGCCGTGCGCCCGGGCGAGCGCCACCCAGTATTCGGCATTGGCCCGGTCGTCCTCGCGGCCAGTGGAACGCTCGTGCGTGTAGTCGCAGCCCCACAGCGTGATCTCGCGCACGCCGATCCAGACGGCATACGCCAGGATCCAAGGCACGCTGTTGTGGTAGTAGTCGT